ATCTCGCTAACTGGCAGCACGTTGATGCGCTGCAGGAAGTCAGAGGACAGGGTGATTTTGTCGTTCAGCGTCTGGGCGTGGGTTGGGTCGACGTTGAATTCCTGATGCACGTCAGCCACGGCATAGGTCGCGGCGATGGCCAGCGCCAGGGTGGCGAACTTCAAGCGGGCAGCGTTATTGAGGCTCATCAGTACACCTTCTCTTGATCGTCGGTGGCGCCGATCACCGGGGGCACGGTCTTGCCTTTGCCCTGGTTGAGCGCGGTGTTGAATTTTTCGGTCAGCTCATCCAGCGAACCTTTCAAACCATTGAACTGATCAGCGGTGATAGCGGTGGCAACGGTGACCGTGGGTTCTTCGATGTCGATGGGGGCCGGCGGTTGTTTGGCGAAGGTGGCGGCGCTCGTCGCGAGGCTGGTGGCCACGGTGTCGAGCTTGTCCACGGCGGCGGCAAAGGCCTCGGCGGTTTTAGCGTCCATGGGAGTGTTCTCTTCAGTGGGTGGAACGATGAGGTCAGCGGGAGGCGCTGTGATCACCCCCAACTTGTTGAAGAACCGGGTGAAGAATGACACGGCAGCCGCGTCGTCAAAGTCCACAGCCGGCGTCAGGTCGTCCAGCTGCTCCACGTTGGCAAAGTGATTGCCCGCATCGGCACGCCGGGAAAAATGCAATGGCTCAGTGCCGAGGCTGGCGGGCTCGTCGGTGACGGCCATACCGCGCAGGTAGGCCTTGCCGGTGTCGGCGAAGTTCGGCTGGATCTCGACGCTGCTGAAGATTTTCTGGCCGTCCTTGTTCATGGCCAGCAGGCGGTCATTGGGTTGCAGCTTGGCGAACAGCGCGACCTTGTCCCCGGCGACTTCCTCGACTTTCACCTCGACGACGGTGCCCATGCTGCCGAAGTAGCGGATGTGCTCGTACCAGATGGTTGCGGTGTAGGTCGCCGGATCGTAGTTGGCGGCCATGTCACGCAAGTCCTGCGCATCAATGGTGCGACCATCAATGGTCTTGCCGCTGGTGGCGACACGTTTCCAGTCAGTGACAAAGGTTCGAGGCATGTCGGTCAATCGCTCGGTTCGGGTTGCAATGGCCGCCACGATAAGCAGCCAAAATCGCCCGGACAAACGGTTCCCTTCCGCGTCATTCCTATTTTCAGGAACTAGGAATGACGCGGAATGTTAGGGCCTGTTTGTCTGGGGGCAGGTGCATAAACTGCGGCTCATGCCCTACTTACCTGAAGTCAAAGACGCCGCCAAAAAGCTGTATTTGCGCCGCTATAAGCCGCGTGAAATCCAGGCGCAACTCAAGCTGTCCAACATCCGTATCGTCTACTACTGGATCGCCAAGGGCGGCTGGGACGACCTGCTAACGAGTGAAGAACCGTTAACGGCCGTCGCTCGCCGGATCACCTTGATTCTGGAAAAGATCGAGACGCTGACCAAACCCGAACTGGATGAACTCGACCGCCTGCTCAATGTGCGCGAGCGCCTGCAGAAACAGGCCGTGAAACCTGCCCCCCGACAGCCTGACGAGCCTGCAGCACAAGTCAGCGATGAACGTCCGGAACGCCAAGGCCGCTCGCCTCGGCGCGAGGGTGACGACGCCAAAAAAAAGAAAGGCAAGGCGGTCAAAAATGACATCAGTCACCTGACCGAAGTGGACTTCCTGGAGAAGTTCACCAGCCAGCTGTTCGGCTATCAGAAAGAGCTGTTCGCGGCCAAGCTGAATCCGCTGACGTGCCGGATCCGTAACGTATTGAAGGCTCGCCAGACCGGCCTGACTTATTACTTCGCCGGCGAAGCGTTCATGGACGCGGTGCTGACCGGTGATAACCAGATGTTCCTGTCGGCCAGCCGCGCCCAGTCGGAGATTTTCCGCAACTACATCATCAAGTTTGCCCGCGAGTGGTTCGGCCTGGAGCTGACCGGTAACCCGATCATCCTGAGCAACGGCGCCGAGCTGCGTTTCTTGAGCACCAACAGCAGCACCGCCCAGGGGCACCACGGGCACGTCTACGTCGACGAGTATTTCTGGATCCGCGATTTCGAAAAGCTCAACACGTTGTCGGGGGCCATGGCCACCCACAAGAAGTGGCGCAAAACCTATTTCTCCACGCCGAGCGCGGTCAGCCATCAGGCCTATCCGTTCTGGACCGGCGACACCTTCAAGCGCGGCAAACACAAAAAGGCCAGCTTGCCATTCCCGGGCGAGGCCGAGCTGCGCCAGGGCGTGCTCTGTCCGGACGGCCAGTGGCGCAAGATCATCACCATCCACGACGCCATCGCCGGTGGCTGCGACCTGTTCGACCTCGAGCAGCTGCAACTGGAAAACTCCGACGATCAGTTCAATCAGCTGTACCTGTGCCAATTCATCGACAGCACGCAGAGCGCGTTCAACCTGGCGGATCTGGAACGCTGCTACTCCGACCTGTCGTTGTGGAAAGACTACGACCCCGATCCAAAGGCGGCGCGTCCGTTTGGCAACAGCCCGGTGTGGTTGGGTTATGACCCCAGCCGCACCCGCGACGACGCCACCTGTGTGGTGGTCGCCCCACCGCTGGAACAAGGCGGCAAGTTCCGCATCCTGGAGAAGTACAGCTGGCGGGGGCATTCCTTTACCTACCAGGCTGCGCAGGTCAAAAAGATCACCGAACGCTTCAACGTCCAGCACATCGGCATCGACATCACCGGTGTGGGCTACGGCGTGTTCGACTCGGTGCGCGACTTCTACCCGCGTGTAACGCCGATTCATTACAGCCTGGAAACCAAAAACACCCTGGTGCTCAAGGCGCAGGACACCATCCAAGGTCGTCGCATCGAATGGGACGCCGGCTGGAACGACATCGCTTCGGCGTTCCTGACGATCAAGCGCGGCGCGACCAACAGCGGTCAGATCACCTATAGCGCCTCGCGTACCGACGCCACCGGCCACGCCGATATCGCCTGGGCCGTCATGCACGCCCTGCACCATGAACCCCTCAACATCAACAAAAAGCGGCGCAGCCGCTGGTCAACCCTAGAAGGCAGCCATGCAAGAGCCAACCCAGCAGGACCAGGCCACTCCCCACAAAGTGCAGGCGTTCAGCTTTGGCGCCCCCGAGTCGGTGCTGGCCACCAACATGGGCGAGTACCTGGGCGTGTTCGCCGGCAACGACGGGCGGATCTACACACCACCCGTGTCACGCACCGGCCTGGCCAAGCTGCTGCGCGCCAATGCCCACCACGGCACGATTCCGCGTTTCAAGCGCAACTTGTTGCTGCGTGACTTCATTCCGTCGGCCGGGTGCAGCGCGCAGACCATGGGCCGCGCCTCGCTGGACTTCATGGTCTTTGGTGATGCGTTTTTTCAGCGCATCCGCAACGTGATTGGCCAGGTGATTGAGTTGCAGCATCTGCCCGCGCTTAACATGCGCCGCAAAGTCGGGGGCGGCTTTGTAATGCTGTTACCGAACGGCCAGGAACTGCACTTCGAAGAAGACGAAGTCGAGCATGTAATGGATTACGACGTAGAACAGAATATCTATGGGGTGCCCGATTACCTGGGCGGCATGCATGCATTGTTATTGAATGAGTCGGCGACTTTGTTCCGTCGTCGTTATTACAACAACGGTGCACACGCTGGGTTTATTTTTTATACCAATGACCCGAACATGTCGGACGACGATGAAGCAAAATTAAAAACAGAGATGCAGGGTACAAAAGGTGTGGGAAACTTTCGCTCGATGTTTATAAATATTCCGGGCGGCACGGACAAGGCGATACAGATTATTCCAATTGGCGACATTGCCACTAAAGATGAATTCGAACGGATCAAGAACATAACCCGTAACGACGTGATTGCCGCCTGGCGCATGAACCCGGCACTGGCCGGCGTCATGCCGGAGAACGCCGCCGGCTTCGGCGATATCGAAAAGATTGATCGGGTTTACACCAACAACGAAATCCGGCCGATCAGCCAGCTGTTTATCCAGGTGAATGACAGCCTGCGAGCCGATCGGCGGATAGCTTGGCGGGAGCCAGTGGTGGCAGCGTAAGGCAGGCCACTCCCTATAGTGTCTATTCACCCACACATACCCCATATGTTGTGTGGCAAAATAGCGGCCTGTGGATACGACGGGTGGGACTATGCGAATTTACTGTAAGGAGTGCGGCGGAAAAGCACGCATCGGCAAGCGTGATGAACTGTCTGTGACGTTCGCCAGACTGTACTGCCAGTGCTTGTCCGTCAGCTGTGGTCACACCTGGGTGACCACGCTGGCTTTCTCTCACACCTTGAGCCCGTCCGCGGAAGTCGTCGACCGACTTTTGTTCGACCGACTACGTGATCTGCCCAGGGCTCAACAGCGTGAGCTGTTCGATCAGTTGGGAACGCTGCCCAGTTGATCAATGACTGTGCCCAGTTCCTGCGAACATTCACACAGTCTTTTTCCAGACCATTGAAGAATGGCCAATAAGCCTTCCATTTCTTTCGTTTGTAATGGTCTGGCGATAACGGCTACACCGATGCAGCTCAGCACGCTATCAATGTCCTCGACTACGTCCCGTGTTGTCACAAGTGTTTTTATTGTTGTGTGCATTTTACGTTGCTCTCCATGAAGGAACTACTTGGCTTGTGAAGAGGTTTTATTACGTCAAAAAAGTGCAGTCAAGTTATGCGCTCCTTCGGTTTTGGCGTGAGATAATTTCGCTCTTTGTATATGATCTTGTGCGGAATCAGCTATACGATTTTCAGTGGCGGATTTTTAATTCAATATTTGCGGGGCGGTGTAAGGCGTGGGGGGAGAGAGGGGGGCGTATTCCGCTGAGGGGCAACTATATTTTCTGTAACGGGTAGTGAAGAAGCATCAAAGACGCCGAAGCGTCTTTGATGGTGTTGCTCTAGTCAGTGCACAATTGGAAAGTCTTAGTTGCGCAATTGTTTATTTATGTCCACAACACCATAACGGCGATGCCCTTGGGTGTTCTCATACGCGGCTACCAGGAAGCCACGAGGCAGCGGGATCTGCACCCAGCCGGATCCTGTGTTGTGATGCAGCAACCGGGTAGCCTCGACCAGAAAGAACCCGGTGGGCAATTCCAGTTGCTCACGACCGGCCTGGGCTTGCTCGTCGCTGATGGCAATGAGTTGACCGTCGATCAGCATCCGGATACTCCCGCTTTGGATTGAATGCTGATCACCGGTTCAAACCCTAAATCACAGGCTTGTTTGATCGCTGCTCTCGCGACGTCCTCTCCCACATAACCATTGAATTGTTCCTGTGAGAACGGCTCAGCTTTCACCACCTTGATGTTCATCAGGGCACCATCGGTCTTGACCAAAGTGTTTATTTGATAGGTGTCATCGTCATGGTTGAAGTCCTGATATAACAGCACCGAGACGCCTTCAATCTGAACGATTCGACACCAGTCGCATGCTTCATTGATCATTTTTCTTATCCTGATATTGGTTGCAGATCGCAGTCTTGACGGTTGCAAAGTCGCCCAGTTTGCAGCGGTAAGTGATCGACTCCGACAGGGAGTCGGGGTTATGGACGATCTCTTCACGGTGTTTGTAGGTGCCGCACTGAGGACGTTGAGTGGGGGTTAACCACCCTTGGGCGAAGCGTTTCTGCTCGACCACGGTTCCGCACTGGTTAGCTTTCATGACCTGCTCCCTTGTTGTTCGCGTTCTTGAGGTCGGCTGCCGCGCTGTATTCACTTCGGACGATCTCCACGGCGCCTTCGATCCAGCCCGAAGTGGGTTTTCCAGCCGCGGCGCTCGCCAGATGTTTTGCCTTGTCGATCGGAAAACCTAGGTGGAAATAAGCCACTCCCTCCAACTCGAAATTGATGCCGCCGCACATCAAAATGTTTCCGGTGTTGATGCCGAGTTGGTGCCAGGTGTCGCGGTTGCTGATTCGTTTTGGGCAATGCTCGGCCCAAAGGCTTTGCAGTCGCTCATGCTCGGCACGCATCGCTGCACGTTCCTCTTTGGGGGTTCCCTTCGGTGGGATGACCTTGGCCCGCAGCGAGCGATAGCCGAAGTCATCGGGCCGGCACCAATGCACATCAAGGTCACGGCTGGCACTGAGCTTGAGGCCACCGACAAAGAACGAATCGATATTCTTCATCCGTGCGGCTTCGGCGCCAAATACCTTGCCGAACTGGATACGGGCAGCGTCGAAAGCGGCACGCTGTTCGTACCAGCTGCGCACAGTGGTGATGACAGTCGGGTCTTCGGATCTATAGAAATAGTGTTCCATCGTTATTGCCCCTCCTTCTCAACAGCCTCAGTCAAGCCCTGAACAATCGACGACCCGCAGTCAGGACAACCACACGCTGACTTGGATCGCTGCATGGTTGTGCACCAGTCTTGCCGTTCAGCGGTGGAACTTGCTTCGGTACCGCAGAGCGTGCACCGCAGAAAGCGGTGCTCGAGGCTTGGCTCGATCTCGCTTGGTGCGCAGTACAGAATCTCGATGACGCAGTCCGGTCCAAAGAGCTGAGTGCAAGGTGGTGCCAACAGCGTGATGGGTTGGTCGGACGGGGTGGTGCAGTTCGCTTCAGAAGACATAACGGGGCTCTCCCTGGGAATGGGTCAATGCGGTGGGTTTGGCCAGCAGCTCGGCGACGACAGCCGCGTCACGGTCGGTCAGATCGCCCTTGGATTGGGCCATGTTGGCCAGGTTTTCCAAACGCAGTCGGGCGTCCGGGGTTTTGTGCACCAGGTAGCTGATCAATGCGGCCCCGATCACGGCGGTGGCCAGCAGTGGCCGGGGTGGTTTAAAGGTGCGGGATCCACCGTGATTCGGTGGGGTGGTATCCTTACGGTCACTGCTGCTTTGGTGTGCTGCTTTCATCGGTTTAACTCCTTGGTGGTAGTGGGTGTCGGGGAGGTGCGAACTCCTCGACACCGTCTTTTAGGCTTGCCGCAAGAGGCTTGCCGTGAATACCGGGCGAGATTCACAGCGCACTTCAAACAACCCCAAGTCGTGACCGTCGACATCCAGCAGGTGAACGACGGTGATGAGCGTTGGGGTTTCTTCTGGGTGATCCAACCAATGCGCGGAGGCAGCCAGTTCGGCCAAGGCCTCGGCGGTGCACATGTCTACGTAGTTGGTTGGCAACAGAAGCTGACCGAGCAACGTATTGGCGCTGTAACGAACTTTCATACTTGCTCCCCCTTCAAGCTTTCCGCACCAGGTGAACTTCAAAATCAGTCGGCACACCTGCATGAATGCCTTTGCTCTTGAGTTCGAACAGCGCCCGGATCTGGAACTGGGTGCAGTCGTCCGCGAGAAAGTGTTTCGCGCCGGCCATGGCCTGGTCAGCCACCAGGTTCATGAAATAGGGCGTGGTGCAGTACTCACCTACATGAATTTTGACCTCTGCGCCTTGGTGCTTGAGTTCGTCCTGGATGGTTCGAAGCTTGGTGGTTTTGCCCGAAGCCTGTGGTCCGGTGATGACGTTGATGTTCATGTGATGCTCCAGTTATTGGGGTTTGCTTGCGTGTTTCTGGGTGTTCAAGCGGGTCCGCATGTCTTCGCGAAAGCGCTCGGTTTTCTTCGGCTCATTGAGCCAGTCGGTGATCTCTTCACGGGACCAGCGGCGCAATAAATGGCGGGCGAGACAGTCCCGGCGAAACGTTTCTTCAGTGGAAAGTTCGGCCATGGCCTTGCCTCGCTATAAACAAAGTTCGCGGGTGGGGTTGGCGCGTCTGGAATGTTTGAACTATTGCAATGTTGGCAGGGCTGACAGTCCCGATTTTGCTGGGCAAAACCGAGCTAAAAACTAGTTCAGTGCTAATGGAATGTGCTGAACTATCTAGCGAGTTGTAGTCGGCTACAGCCCTTGTGTTTAAAGGCTTACAGAGGTTTTTAGATGAAAGTGAAAAAATGGAATGTTGCTGGAATGAAAAATAGTTCAGCGCATTCCACTGACATTCCAGCAGCGATTTTTTATAACTTACTGTATTCATTAGATAATCTACCAATAGTTCAAAAATTACAGACAAAACATGGGGTAGCACACAGACTCTGTGGTAAAACGCGGGCAACACTCATCCACGGCAATATGTCTTTGCAGAACAATGGGTTATCAGCGCTTCTTAAACAGCCAGCAATTGATGGTCTTACGCTCAATCCTTGAATAGGCCTTTTTGCTTTCGATGAACTTGAACGAAAGGCTTTGTGGCAAGGCGCGTTGCAGTTGTGCCCGCGTCAGTACCTCTTGGCCGGCCTGGCGACTGACGTTCTGGAAGTGCTCGATGTTGATCGCGATCACACCTGGTTCACCGCTGTGGTTGAGGGTTTCCCGAATCTCCTCACGGGTTTCGCCGTTTTCAGTGATCGTTACGCGCTGTTCATTGAGGTAGTGATAGATCTGCCAGAACGATGCGGCGTCGGGAT